GTGATGAAAGAGTATGAACCCGAGTTCGATCAGTTACTTTTTTATCTCCCTCTTAGCGGCTCTGCATTTAAGAAAGTTTATTACGATGAACTTTTAGGCAGAGCCGTGTCTAAATTTGTTCCGGCAGATGATCTGATAGTTCCATACACTGCAACTTCTTTAGAAGATGCAGAGTCAATCGTTCACGTTTTAAAAATGTCTGAAAACGATTTAAGAAAAAAACAAGTATCAGGTTTTTATAGAGACGTAGAAATTACACCAGGCTACTCACAAGAAACAGAAGTAGAGAAAAAAGAAAGAGAACTAGAAGGTGTTAGAAAAACTAGAGATGAACAAATGTTTACAATTCTAGAGTTTCACACAAACATAGATCTTGAAGGTTTTGAAGATAAAGATCAAGAACAGAATCCGACAGGAATAAAACTTCCTTACATTGTAACGATCGATACATCGTCAAGAGAAGTTTTATCTATCAGAAGAAATTATAAAGCTGAAGATCCATTAAAAAATAAAATTGAATATTTTACTCATTTTAAATTTTTACCTGGACTTGGTTTTTATGGTTTCGGCTTAATCCACATGATCGGTGGATTATCAAGAACTGCAACGAATGCACTCAGACAATTATTGGATGCTGGTACGTTTTCAAATATGCCAGCTGGATTTAAACAAAGAGGTATTCGTGTCAGAGATGAAGCGCAATCGATACAACCTGGAGAGTTTAGAGATGTAGATGCACCCGGAGGAAACATTAGAGATGCATTTATGCCTTTACCTTTCAAAGAACCATCAGCAACATTATTACAGTTAATGGGAATTGTGGTTCAAGCAGGTCAACGATTTGCCGCCATAGCTGACATGCAGGTCGGTGACGGCAACCAACAGGCAGCTGTTGGAACGACCATTGCCCTCTTAGAGCGTGGCTCCAGGGTCATGTCAGCCATACATAAAAGATTGTATGTGGCATTGAAACAGGAGTTTGTTTTATTAGCAGATGTATTCAAAACTTATTTACCACCAGAATATCCTTACGATGTTGTAGGTGGACAAAGAAATATTAAAGTTGCAGACTTTGATGATAAGATTGATATTTTACCTGTTGCAGATCCAAACATATTTTCACAATCACAAAGAATTACTTTAGCTCAAACAGAGCTACAACTTGCAATGTCAAATCCACAAATGCATAATTTATACGAAGCATACAGAGATATGTACAATGCAATCGGTGTTAAAGATGTAAATAGAATCTTACCACCACCTCAACAACCAATGCCAATGGACCCAGCTACTGAAAATATTTTAGCTATGACTGGAAAACCTTTCCAAGCGTTCAAAGGTCAAGATCACAGAGCACACATTACTTCGCATTTAAATTTTATGGCAACTAATATGGTAAAAAATAATCCAATGATCATGGGTGCATTACAAAAAAATATTTTTGAACATATTTCTTTAATGGCACAAGAGCAATTAGAAGTAGAGTTTAGAGAAGAGATACAACAATTGATGCAATTACAACAAATGGCACAAGTAAATCCTCAAATGGCACAGTCTCCAGAGATTCAACAACAGATTATGCAGTTAAGTATGGGTATCGAAGCCAGAAAAGCGAAGTTAATTGCTGATATGACACAGGAATTCAAAGAAGAAGAGAACAAAATCATGGGTGACTTTGGAAATGATCCGATTGCGAAGCTAAAAGCAAGAGAACTAGACCTTAGAGCCATGGATAATGAGCAAAAACGTGAACAAGCAGAGCAAAGATTGAATCTAGATAAGTCAAGAGCTATGATGAATCAAGATATTCAAGAAGAAAAGCTTGATCAAAACGAAGAATTGGCTAAGTTAAGGGCTAATACATCGATTGAGAAAACAATTTTAGGTAAAACTCTTCCGAGTTCGGATCAAATGCCTGGAAATGTTGCAATCATTCGAAAAACTGGAGAATAAATATGAAAAAAAATAAAAAATCAAGCCACGAAGGCATGACTCATGTAAATCATGACATGTTTTTGAACAAAGATGGTTTTTTAAATGGCGGAGTTGAGATTGAGGTGTCAAAACCTACAGAAACTCAATCTGTTCAAGTAAAAGGCCAAAGAAGAATGCTTGCAGAGAAGAAAAGCAAAGCTGACTGGTATTAATCATGTGGTTTAGTGCCCTTAAGCTAGCAATTTCTGCTGGAAGCAAAATATATGCCAACAAGCAAAAAGCTAAAATGGCTATGTCTGATGCACAATTATTGCATGCAGAGCGACAAGCTCGTGGTGAGGAAGCTTACCAAGGTAAATTATTAGAAGCTCGTCAATCGGATTGGAAAGACGAGGCGGTTTTGATAATTCTCAGCACGCCCGTGGCGGTGCTCGCCTGGGCAGTCGTATCAGACGATCCAACTGCTATGGATAAGGTCAAACTCTTTTTCGAGATGTTCTCGCAGCTTCCGTCATGGTTCACAAATTTATGGATCCTTGTAGTCGCGAGTATTTATGGTATAAAGGGAACACAAATATTCCGGAATGGAGGAGGTAAAAAATAATGGCTAAGAAAAAAATAAAAAAATTTCTTAAAAAAGTAGCACCATTAGCTATTGCTGGTTTGGGTGCTGCAATGTTAGGAAACAGAAGAAGAAATCAAGCAAACGTAGAAATGGATCTACCGGTATCTGTCATGCCTAGTGACAGAGTAAAATCACTTATGACATCTGACAGAGCATATTCTGGAAAAGGTTATGATGATCCAATTATGACTGGAGGAATGGGTGTAAAATCTGGAAGGGATATTCCTGGTATGATTGTTCCAGGAAAAAGATACAGCCTGTTAGACAGCATGGGATTTAAAAAAGGTGGAAGAGTTGGCTGCGGTGTAGCTAAAAAAGGTTTTGGTAAAGCAATGAAAAAGGGGAAAAAATAATGCCTGGAACAATGATGATGAAAAGACCTATGATGAAAAAAGGTGGAAAGGCTTTGAAGCCTGTTAAGCCATCTCAAAAAGGTTTAAAAAAATTACCCAGAAAAGTTAGAAACAAAATGGGTTATATGAAAAACGGTGGTAGAGCGAAGTAATGGCTAAACTTTGTCCAAGAGGTAAGGCCGCAGCGAAGCGAAAATTTAAGGTGTACCCAAGTGCGTATGCCAATATGTACGCTTCTGCAGTTTGCTCTGGAAAAGTTACACCTGGTGGAAAGAAAAAGAAAAGAACGAGAAAGGCAGATGGTGGAATGGTCATTGAAGACATGACTAAATCTGTAATAGTGTAATGGCCAAAAAAGGTTTACGTGAATGGGTAAAGGAACGATGGGTAGATATCGGAGCGCCGAAGAAGGACGGGAAGTATCAACCATGCGGAAGATCGAAGGGGAGCAAAAGGAAGTATCCAAAATGCGTCCCACTTGCAAAAGCCACACGAATGACAAAGTCGCAAAAGGCGAGTGCTGTCAGACGAAAAAGAGCTGCAGGTAATCCTGGAGGCAAACCAACTAATGTTGCAACATTTGCAAAAAGAAAACGAATGGCGTTCGGAGGTATAGTATAATGAGTAAAGGTACTATGCCAGCACGAAACAAAAAGAACTTTAGACCTACAAAGTCTGGAGCAGGTATGACAAGAGCCGGTGTCAAAGCCTATAGAAGATTAAATCCCGGTTCAAAATTAAAAACAGCGGTCACTGGCAAGGTCAAGCCGGGATCAAAAGCTGCTAAACGACGTAAGTCGTATTGCGCTAGAAGCGCCGGCCAAATGAAACAATTTCCGAAAGCAGCAAAAGATCCTAATTCTAGACTACGTCAGGCTAGAAGAAGGTGGAAGTGCTAGACAAAATATTCTATACATTTTTTGGTTGGTTAGACATTTTCTCTCAGTTTATTGATCGTCTTTTTGAAAGGAGAAAAAATGCGAAGAGCAATACTAGACGCACTAAGAGCTAGATACGAAGCTGAGATTGCAGAAGCAGATGCTACTGCAAATATATTTTTGGATAACTCAGTTGGTATCGGAGAACACCCACAACATATCGAAGAAGTAAATAAACAAATCGAAAAGATAGCTAACGCAAAAGA